AAAAAAAGACTTCCTTATTTGCGATTTAAGGCACTTAAAAATATTTTCTAATAGTCTAATATCAGGTATTTTGATCAATAATATGGTTCAAAATATGATTGATGTTTTCCTCAAGATCTTTCTTGCTCGGATCACGGCTCATGGTTACTGACAAAACCTGCTTGATGGTGCGTGGCTCATGGATAGCTAGAAGTTGGAGCGTGGACTGCGTGGCATGGTAATTAAGAATAAATGAAATACCACCACTAACAAAATAATCATAATGCCAATTATATTGAAATTTAGATATGCCTTTATTATTAGCATTTGACGATTTTAACTCAAGCCAAAAAACGACACCTGCACAACAACAAAAAACATCTGGAATGCCATTAATAGTGCGACTTTCTAACCTAAAAACTAACCAATTTTTATATTTTTTTTGTATTTGGTTAATTGCTAACCACAATTTTTTTTCATTTATTGACATTTTTACATCATAACACAAAAAAAGCCCCAAAAATTGGGGCTAAAAGTAGGGCGTTTAGCCCTTTTTGAGGTAGGGCATATTGCCCCAATGAAAAACGATAATTTCAGTATCTTAAAAAAGCAGGATTTTTGCAAGGGTTTTATAATATAAACATATTTGACATATATCCTTTATATGTTAAGATTATAGTACATTAAATTATAAGAGGTGAAAACAATGAAAGATATAGTAACAAAAGACTTATCGGAATTTGGATATCGAGAGCAAGAACTTGCACAAGATATATTTATTGCATGGCGAAATAACGGACTACCCCAAGATTTTTATAATGATGGGGTTGAATTGTGGTTCAACAAAAATTCGGGTTATGTATTTCTTAGCAATTCGGATTATCAAGTAGCCATTGAAGAAGAAGGCAAACTTGTATCTTTTCATACAACACCCTACGAGGGTAGAGAAGGCACACTTGAAGAATTATTGGAAGAATACGAGGATATGCACCCCGAAGATAAGAAGTTTATGGACGAATTAAAAAACAACTAAGCGAGGTAAATTATGACTGAAGATTTTAAACTAGTAAGAGAGTATCAAGGGTGGGAAGTTGAGTGTCTAAGCGATCTTGACATACCACAAGAATGGATAAATTTGTCATATCCAAATGATGAATACCCATCTTATCTTTTCAATGGCTTTCAAATATTTATAGCTGAAAAAGACAATGACATGAGAGGTGATTATAAAGATTTTCCTAGATTTTATTTAATTCATGCTATTTATTATGGGGAGGGATATGTTTATCGTCAATTTAACGATTTTAATGATGTTATTAATTATGTAAACAGTAATTATGGTGCATGGATACACAAAAATAGTTGAGGGAAATCATGAATAAATTAATTTTGTTTATAAAAATAAGTTTATTGTTATCAATTCCATTAATAATATGGATCGTAACATTAATTGTAGTTTTAAAAAATTATCAATAGGAGGTGCAATATGCCAAACTGGTGTGAAAATGATGGAACGATAAAACATAAGGACGTTAAAAAAATCAAAGCTCTTTACAAAGCGATACAGAAAAATAAGTTTTGTGAACATGTGAAACCTTTGCCAAATGGTAAATGGGATTATGACTGGTGTGTAGAAAATTGGGATACAAAATGGGAACTAGATTTTGTAGATTATGAAATAGACGGCAATACAATTCATTTTTCTGCCCTATCTGCATGGTCGCCACCAGATGGTGTTTATCACAAATTAATTGAACAAGGCTTTGAAATAGATGTTGATTATTTTGAAGGTGGTGTTGATTTTTGTGGAATTCTTACCAATGAAAAAGATTTATTTTTAGAAAATACATTTGAGAAGTATAAAACTGATCAGCTACCTATGTGGGCATTAAAAAGATGGGACTTTGACGAAATTTATGCTTTTTTAGATGAGGAAGATGAGGAGGTAGCACAATGAAATTTGAAGAAATAGTAATTAAATACGAGCCACATGGATGTGAATATACAATGGAAGATAATTGTCTGTTTACTAGACCTAGTTACGCAGATGGTAGACCTAGTGATGATGAATGGGGTGGGGTAGATTTAGACCATTGTATCGCTGAAGGTATCAATCATTACGAAGTTTATAAATGTTTTGGCAAAGAAAAATGGTATGTAGATTACCTTATTTCTTTCTTTCAAGACGAAATAAAGTTACTACGTGCAGAAATATCATAAACGAGGAGGTATATGATGATATTAATTAAGATAGAGGAAAGGCATGAGTTTGATGAGTGGTCTGAACATTTTACATACTATGAAAATTTTAATGTAGAAGATTACGATACAAAAAAAATTACTGCAAGAACCATACTAGAGGAATTTTTTGAAGAAGATGATGAAAGGGTTCAAACGTCATGGATAAAATCCATTAAGGAGTTATCTGAACCTGAATTAAAAATTTTAAAAAAGTTTAACATAGTTTATTAGGAGGTGAATGATGAGTATTTGTGAAAATGAATATGTCTGTGAATGGACAGAAGAAGGGGGTTACGACAACGAAACTAGAGTGCATTACTTTATAGATTTTATTGACGAAACATTTAATTTGGACATTGAGGACTTACGCAAAATAGCCAATTTAAAAGAAGATCAGTCAATAAGGATTTATGGAATGGCAGATTATTTTACAGTAACCAATAGGGGGACATGATGAAAAAAGAAAAACTATACATACAAGATAATTTACTAGGGTTTGAACATGAGGGGATTTTTATTACTGATCCCCTTACTTCGGAATGTCAAAGGTTTGAAGTCAACCCATTAGAATATTACAGAATAACACCAAATGAAGTAAATGAGATGTATAAATATAATGAACTAGGGAAAAAGGATTATAAAAAACCTGAAAAGGGAGTTGCAGAAATTATTCTTAGTTTAGAAAACTCCATGATAACAATGCGACATGGTGAGAACAATCAAGTTTTATTTGCTGGTAAAGCATACAAAGGCGACTGGGAAAAACTTATTAATTTTATTAGAAATAGGGAGGAGGTGAATGATGAGTAGAAGGGTGAAAGTAATTGGGCAAGACATTACAGGTATTGTCGTTGAAGATTATGGAAATAAGGTTGTAATTATTGATGATCACGCAGAAACTTATGACGACAGATTAGAATTTAAAGTATCAGAAGTAAAGGAAGTAGAGGAGGAAAATGATGACTAGAGAAGAAATGATAGATGATTTAGTGCGAATTAGACTTTATCATATGGCAGATGATAGTAGAGAAGAGTTATTGGAATGGATAGCAAAATCTATGTATGAAGAGTATGAAGATATTGACGAAAAGAGTTTAAAACATGAGTTAAATTGGCATAGTGAGGGTGAAAGATGAGTAATGAAATAAGTTGTTATAAAGTAGGAGATTTAAACGATATTTTGAGCTAATTGCTATTTATTTTTTATCAAGATAACATTGTAGTATGAAACAATCACTTGATAAAAATGGTAATTTGACAATATCCTTGTTTGACATACAAAACAAAGAAAGTGAGGATAAATTTATCTATTTTTACTTAGGTCTTAATAGAGATGTTAAAAAGATCATTGAAAATGCTTTTTATACAGCTTTTACACGCAAATTGCTTATAAAAGAGGAACTTGACATCATTCACAACCAAGAAAATAATATAACTCAAATAGAAGTTCACCCAAAAGATGTTTTAGCAAATATTGAAATAATTAAAAGAATAATAAGTGATGAACGATAAAACACCCTATCCACTTTATTTCGTCATATGGAAAGACCATACCGGCGATAGTTCCTGGAAAACTGTAGAGGAAATTAAAAAAGATAAACCTATATTAGCTTATACTGTTGGTTACCTTATACATAAGGATAAAGAAAGTATTAAAATTGCTAATACTTATACATCTGACAAGGGATATGGGGGTACAGATCTAATCCTGAAAAACTGTATTATTGAAATGTATGAGCTAGAAATACTAGATTAAGGTTCTTTTTTTACTTCTGAAACAATTATGGTATTAGCCCCTATTTTATTTTCAAGTTCTTGTAACCTTTGCTCTAACTGTTCTCTTGACATACCCTCTAATGTTGAATGTTGTATTTCTTTTTTGTCAACGTAAAGACCTGCTAGCTGACCTGATCGATATTCAGCATTGATTGACGCTGTAAATTGACCTTTATTTTCAGCACCATCTCGCAATCTCTCTAAAGTTTTATAACGTCTGAGCTTATCTTTTTCATATTTTTCGGCTTCTTTTGCCAACATATTTTCTAAAACCCTTGCTATGTGTGGGTTTTTCTTAATATCTAACATTTTACTTGCCATGACTCTGGCTGAGTTTTCGTTTTTACCATAACCAGCTTGTAAAGCTGCTTCAGTTTGTGTAATCATGCCCCAATTTTTTACCAATAAGGTTAAAAACTTCTTTTGTTTAGAAGTCAGGTCTTTTTCTGTGCGTAAAGCCACTGGTTTATGTGATCCCATAGACATAATTATTATAAAATTCTTGTTAAATAGCAAATTTTGTCCCAGTTTCTACTATGCACACCCTTAGAAATAAAAAAAATAATAAAAAAAATCTATTTTTTTAGTCGGTTTTTTGCTTTATTAAGCTATTTTTCCTAAAATCTAGGAATAATTCCTAAAATTTTCCTAGTTAAAAATACTTAAAACCTTATACCTGTAGTATTTTTCCTAATTTCCTAAAATATTTGTCTATTCTGCAAAGTGTTTTTAAAAAAAGTTTTTCTAAGCAGATGCATAGTGGAAAACAGCAAAATTTTATTATTTTTGGTAAATTTCTATGTCTTGTTGCCCCATGAGCCGTGCAATTTGCACATCTGTATCTCGAAAAACGCAAAAACGAGCAATAAGATCTAACAAATAGTCATTTTTTTTAAAATATTCACTGCCTTTTATCCTAAATGCACGATACAAGTAATGCAATTTACTTTCATTGACAAATTTACTCTCCTCACGAAACCCCAAAAGATACAACCCACTATTATGCATGACCAATGCCTGGATACGATTGTAAATATCGGTTGACCTGCCAATCTTTATCTCACCCTCAGTGGTCATCAAAAAATACACCATTCTTGGTAACCGGTGAATTTCAAATAGATCATCATATGATTTCTGGTTTTTAACGCAATCGTTATCAATCTCAATCGCCCTGATCCGAGCATCTTCTGTCGTCATAGCTGGAAAATAACCAAAAACCTTTGATTTATGAGTTTTGCCATGCCGGTAGTCATAAGCGAAGGAATGACTGCCTTTTTTCGAATAGTTGATCAATAAACAGCTCACCTGTTTATCACGCAAATAGAAACTTCTACGACCTGCCATATTAACTTTCCAATTGATGATAAAATCATCGCTTAAATCGACAGTTTTTTGTTCGGAGGGAGTTCGAGCAGTCTTTTTATGTGAATTGTCGTCCATAATCAATCACTTATATGCTTGGTTTAATTAACATTTTACCTTAAATAGTTGGACTTTGCTACCCCACTATGGTAAATTTGAGCTGTTTATAATTTATCATTGTAAATCCTAAAGATGAGTGAGGGGGCAAAGGAAGGGTTGCCCCTGAACTTAATATCCAATACATATATAGTTTTATATCTTATTTAGAATATAGCAAAAATACCTATAAAAGGTCTTGCATTTTTATGAATATTTAGTACCCTAAACTTACTTACAATATAAATGATATATTTAATTAGGAGAATATGATGAGTAATGAAATAAACGATCAATATTTAGAACACAAATACGAAGAGGGTTTAGACATGGGTATGTCTGAGGAAGAGGCGGCAAACTATGCACGAGAGTGCTTAGAGCAAGACTCTGCACCTCTTTATGATGACCATTCAGAAGCATAAGGAGTAATTATGAAAATACAAGGTAAGACCGAGATAAAAAGAGTTAAACTTGAAAAAGACACCACTAAATGGACTACAATGGCCATTCGAAAAGCAACTTCAGAGAAACTAAACCTAGTTGCCCATTATGAACACCGTACAGCAGGTGAAATGGTGGCAATCATGACTCGATTTTATCTAAATAAAATAGGTAAAGAACTAAAGATGGACGATAAAGAACTACATAAATTTTTAACCACTTATAAGAGGGACTAATACCATGATTGACGATCACGATATTGAAGATAACATTTTAGAAGATATAAGACAGAAAGTGTTAGACATTGGTGAGTATGCCATGGTGTGCCAAGAAATTATGGCATGGTACCAGGTTTATTTTAAAAAACATAAACAGCTTAATTGTCATCAACATGACTATATAAGATTAGAAACTGGTAAAGACGTAGGCATAGACATTAGAGAACTAACTAAAAAACACAATATAGTTTCGCAGAAAGTTAAAGATAGATATAATAATGGAGGTAATAATGGAAAAAAACTCAACTGATTTGATTAATTGGCATGAACTTAGTCGTTACAATGAACTCTCGCATGAAACGCAAGAGGCCTTACGCTTGTTGGTCAATACTTTGGCATCATATAAAGAGGACGATTATTTACAAGAGTCCTCACGCCAAGAACTAGATAAACTTAGAATTAAGATAACTTACTTTGAGGATACGCTATGAAAGATTATGAAGAAGAGTTGATAGAACAGACTTACGTTGAAGAGGACGATGAAGAGATCTTTAATGAAGAGTTGCTACAACAGTTAAAAGAAGAATTATATCCATTAACCGAGTTGGAAAAAGAACTTAATAAGAAATAAGCTTTTGTCAAGTCTTGTTCTTTAGACTGATTAATGCCTACAATAGTGTATGGCTAGTAAAAAATCAGTTTGGGAAGATATATTTGGCAAAGAGTCCAGCGTCTTTGTCACTGAGCTTGTTGATCCTGAAAGCCTGGACGGCATGGAAAGAATGCATATGCTTGATAGCATATTTAAAGATTACACCTTTTACCTTGACCAGAAAGCTGACTCCTATATCATACAACTGTATGAGGACACTTTATTACACTTAATAAAGATATATGGACACTGATGGCAGAACTTGTAGAGACAACCACTTATGAAATAGCCTCAGACGCTTTATTTCATAAACCACTATTACCAGAAGAGAGATTGTGGAGATCGGTTATTATCAATGCCTTAGAGGATACGCAAATAATTCACAGTGACCGCAAAAATTCCATCGCAAAACTTAAAGCCCACAATTGGATTATTGGCAACGGAGAGGACTTTCAAAACATTTGCATTTGGGCAGAATTACAACCTGATGCCATCAATTATCATTACCGCACCCTATTAAAAACGGGCGTAGTGCGTTTCCAAAATAAACAAATAATGTGGTATCAATATGACCTTTTTAGCAAAACCTTGCAAAATGTGGTCGATGAGTGTGAAAAAAAGGCTCTCAGACGTAAAATTAGGGACATGAGAGAGGTTATCTATACTACACCTAGTCAGATGTTATCAACTATCTTTTTGAGTGTTCTGAGCTGATATAACGGCATTACCGATAAACCAAGCTATCTGTGGCACAATGGCGTTACCTAATCCTTTGATCCTTCCAACTCGACTTTTGTCCAATTCATAGGAAATCCCATCAGGAACTCCACAAAGTTCGGATTGAGTTTGCCACCAG